AGAAGTTGAAAATCAACCAAAGGTCGAGGATAAAGACGATGTTGGCGACAAAGTTACCGTAGGTAATGAGTTAGCACCATCACCTAAAGATCAGGCTTCAATAATCGCACCAGCCCTCCAAACTCCTTCCGCAGATGCAGAAGGTCTAAAGATGGAAAATAAGGCAGATGACGATAAGAAAGAAGACGATAAAAAGGAAGAAGTTGCAAAGACAGAAGACGAAGAAAAAGATGATAAGAAAGAAGAAGTCAAGAAATCTGACGAAGACACTTCAGAATATGAAATTGTAAAGACGGTTCGACCAGTTCTCAAAGCTCAAGATGACGAGTCAACAATCCCAACAGGCTATCAAATATTGAAAGCAATCGCTGGCGGTTGGAATGGACAAACATCTAGTGCAGAAGAAGCTCTGGTTATAGCACACAACAAACTAGAAAGTGGCGAGTTCGGAAACGGATTACCACAGGGGGCATACTAAATTGTCAACCTATCTAGGACTACGTTCAATAGATGAACTAGTTAATTATACCTATAACAGAACTCCTGACGAGATTTTGAAAGCAGGTTTCAGTACCACAGATCCGGGTGCAGGTGGGAACTATAACCCTCTATTCGGAGCTATGGCATGGGCTAACTTCAACATGGAAGCAAACATCTTCGCAGCTTTGCCAAAATATGTATGGGACTTTTCAGGTTTCCGTATCTTTAGTGCAAAAGCAAGTAACTTACCAACTGTGAACGACAAAGTTCATGGATATGGTGGTACAGTAGAAGGTGGACAGATTTCCGCAGCTGTAAAACCTACAGTTAAAGAAGTAACAGTCAAACCAAAAACCTTACAATACGTATTCGAAGCATCAGAACTTTTGGAACAGCTTGTAGATAACTCCAGAGATGATAACTACGGTTCTCTTGCACAGCAAAGAGTTTACGCTAGTGATCAATTTAAGGAAAGAGTCAATTTAATGCTTACCGACATTCCTGTCGATACAGTACAAACTGACAAAAACCAAAAATTGAACTTAGAATCTCTAGATAGAATTGTAGCTTCAGGTGCAGAATATACATTTGAGGCACACAGTAACGTAGCCGATTTATATGATCCTTGGCGATCAGCAAACGGAAACGGTATTGACAGAACTACAGCTACATACGATTCAACTGTAAAATCACCTTCAGGTACATTAGGTACTGCTGACGTATTAACCGATGCAGTTATCAGGGATGTTCTTGCAGATGTGAGAATTGCAGCTGGAAAAGAGCCAACAGTTATGATTGGTGGACAGGACACATACTCCGAAGTTCAATCAATCTATATGAACGCTTATCGTATCCAAAACACAGCTGATTTAAGAACAGAATTTAGCGTAGGCGTAAACGGTGTAGATACTTTCACTGGTACAGGTGCTGGATTGCATATATCCACGATATATGGACTTCCATTCATTCCTTCAAAGGATACACCTCAATCAGCAGAAGGTTCAGTAGATGACTTGTTCATCTTGAACACTAGTGCAGATAAAAATGCTCCAAACAAACCATTGGTCGGTATTCAGGTACTAAAGCCAATCGTTTATTACGAAGCAGGAAAAAGACAACAGGGCTATCCATTCATTAACGAAGCTTTCAACGATCGAGCTTTGTATAATATGTTAGCAGAAACTACCTGTCGAAACTTTAAAGCACAAGCCAAAGTTAGAGATATAGCTTCAGGAATTTAATAAAATACCCCCCTTTCTTTTTTTTTAAATTTTCAAAAAATTATTCCTATGTAAAAGAATTATATATCTATATATAATAATCTTTATATACTAATTTCTTGATTTCGTCTTATGGCAGTAACCATAACAACAAATGCAAAATATTCGCATTTCAATGCAGATAGATCCCACGTTGTAAAACCGGGTGGGGTAGGTGTTGAAAAGGAAATGGTATGTGACATAGTTGTCGCTTCAGAAGACCTTTCTAACACAACCACAGGCAACTTTGTTTGTGATTTTACACAAGTAGGCTTAAAACAGGTCTATTTCTGTCAAATTGTCGATCAAAGTGAGCTGGTAAACCTCTACTTCTTTAAAGAAGCAGCTGGTTCGGCAGCTGCAACCGCTTCCATTGATGTGAGAAAACTAGCAGATGGAGCTACTCAAAACGCAGCTTCACACGCAGTAAACCTAACCGTAGTTGTAAGAGGCATTTAGTAAATCTTTTTATACTACTTCCTTTTTTTATATATTATAATGGCTTCTAGATATGCTCGAAAATTGGTCGGTTCTCAAGGTGAAGCAGTAGGTCGAAAAGGCAAACTACAACACGTATATATCGCTGTTACAGGTGATAGAGTTTGGGAATTAAGAGATGTAAATGTAAGTGGAGCTGTATTATACAAGGTATCCGCTGGAGTAGCAATTCCTCATACCGATTTAGGAATAGGATTCAAATCAGCTTTATTCGCTAAAGTTGTTAGTGGTTCTTCAGGCGAAATTAATGTTGTTTACGAATAATTTAAATACTGTTAAAGTAAGCCTTATATATGGCTAGATCACCTGTTTATTGCACAGTTACAGATGTTGCTGATTGGCTTAGAATATCGGTAAATGCAAATTCTGATCCCAATACAACTATGGTTCAAAATTATATAATGGATAATGAGGATAGAATTGACAGATTAACACAGCATACTTGGATGACAGATAAACAAGTTACGGAAGAATTTAGTGTAAATAAACTATATGATTGGGGTAGAGGTATGCCATTATTTCCAAGAAAAAGAAATATTAAAACATTTGATAAAGATGCAGGTGATAAGTTTGAACTTTGGGATGGGGAAAGTTGGGTTGATAATACACCAACAGGTGATGATGATAGTATAATATATTTTCAAGAAGTAAAAGGTGTAATTTATTTAAGAGGATATTTGTTTACAATTCTTAGAACAGGTAGATTTAGAATAACATACAGATATGGCGGTGAACAAGAAGCAAGTGCTTCTGAAACAGAAACCACTCCAAGAGATATTCAAAAATGCTGTAAACTAATGACTTGTTTAGATATATTGGGAACTGATTTTCACATGAGTCAAATTGCTTATGGTGGGGAAGGAAATATTGATAAAGATAAAGTCATGGATAGATGGCAACGAGAAATTGATGAAATAATATGGAGTAGAAGTGAAATAACTTCTATATGGTAGAATGGCTCAACAACAACAACAAGGTTTTACAAACCCATATATGTTAGGAGTAAATGAATTAGAAATGGCAAAATTTAAAGATAATATAAGAGATAAAGTTATTCATAATTTAAAGAAAGTAATATCTGCTGGTGATATAAATTTCACAGGCGATATGACTAAATCAATTCATAAGGAAACTGCTTCAGGCATACACTTTGTTTATATAGATTCACCTTATGCAGGTTTAGTAGATAAAGGTATGTCGCCGGGTACTAGAGTTAATTTTGATAAATTAAAGGCTTGGGTAATAGGAAAATTAAAAATATCTGATGAGGCAACAAATCAATTTGGAAAATCTTTTTGGACAGGTGAGGCAACAGATGTAACTTATAAAATATTTAGAAAAATAGAAAGGGATGGTATAAAGCCTACATTTTTTGTTAAAAAAGCATTAAAGAAAGTTATTGGACAATTTGGACAGGCTAATTTACGAAGATCAAGTGGTGGAAACAAACAGGGTAAATGGGCTAAAAAATTAAAACGAGGTCTTAAAAAAGCAGGTAAGGTTCTTAAAAAAGCAAATAAGGTTCTTAAAAAAGCAAGTAAAAAAGCAAGTAAAAAAGGTATGAAAGGTGTTAAACTTGCTAATAAAGGTATTAAGAGTGCTAATAGAGGTATTAATAAAGCAAACAAATATCAAAAGAAATTGGGGAGGTATAAGTAGAAATGGCACAAACTGAAGGTATGGCAGGACTACCATTTGCAAATGATATAATAGATGATCTAAAAGATAATTGGACTTCTAACGGTGGGACTCAACCTATAATGACTACAAAATGGAAAAAGAAGGCAGTTGGGGTAGGCTCTAGAAATTATGAAGAAATTATTGTAAGTATAGATTCAGAAAACCCAAGATTATATAGTATGATTTCAGGAATAGGTTCAGATGGCAAATTTGACTATGATTGGTTGCATGATATATCAGTCACTTTGGATATATATTCTAGTACAAGTGAGGAAAGAGTATTACAAATAGTCGATGAAATTCTTAGAATATTGAAAAATAACGTTGTTTCCACTATAAATACTAGGGAATATATACAAATTATACCCACAAATATAGTATCATTAAATGAAGAATTTAGAAATATTTTCAGATATAGTATGGATGTAGATGCTATGAGAATTAATCCTTAATAATACTTAAATAGTATTCAGCATAATTTTATATATGTCAGCACCCGGAACTTTTGTTAAATCTGCCTCTAGTGTTTATCTAGAATATGGCTATGAAACTAATTTTGGTGGCGGTGTAAGTAGTCCACCTATGTTATTTGGCAAAGAAGTTAAGGCTTCATCTTTAGAATTTAAGAATAACCAAATGCCATTAGGACAATTATATACGCCTGAAATTGAATCTTTTGCTTATGGTAGAAATGAAGGTAAACTTTCAGTAGAATATGTATTATCAAACCCGTGGTTTTTACAATCTATTTTTGGTGTCGCTACTTCAGCTGATGCTGATGGCGGTGGATCAGGAACAGTATATACACATACTTGGTCTTCTAATCCATCTACAGATTCAGAAATTAGAGATTTAAGTTCTATGGCTTTAAGAATTGGATTTAATGTAGGATCAGGATCATCTGATGATTTTGTAAGAAAACCAATCGGTGCTGTTTGTAATGCCATGACAATGAGAATGGCAATAAACGAAACAATTAAAATTACACAAGAAATTCTTTGGGGAAATGAATCAACAAGTGAAACATTCGCAACTCCAACAGGTGCAATATTAGCGGGCGAAGCCCCATATACATTTGTTCATGCAGTTATCACAAGTCCATTAACAGGATCAACACTTGCTACCGTGCAATCATTTGACTTAAACTTAAACACAAACGCAGAACTATTATATGAGTTAGGCGGTGCAACAAGCAAAGATGCTTGGAGGAAACTTTTGGAAATGACAGGAAAGGTAGGTATAACAGTAAAAGATTCAGATTTTCTAAATGAAGTTTATTCTAGATCAGAAACAT